TTTGTTGAAAACCGTTTTGTGAACGGACGGGACCGCTAAAGGTTGTATTAGCCATTTTACTTTCTCCTTACGAAAGAATTACCCTAGAGTCTTCGTAAGCGTCTGCTGGGACAGTCGCTAGGGCTATGATTCCCAGAAATAAGTTGGGGGAGAGTCTCCCCTCCCCCTTAGTCTTATGCGCCTTTAGATCCATACACGCAACGAGGATCAGAGTAACCGTAGCTATAACGCTCACGGGCTTTGAACCGTACATTACCTGTATCAAAGTCGCCCTCCATCTTTGTAGACATTGGCATACGCTCAAAGTGAACGAAGCCACGAGGAGCATCCGTCTTAATGAAGAATGCGTCAGTGTCTGTAAGATAGTGGTTAACGGTGTATCCCTGCGGAAGCATACCCATGTTACGCATTGCGTTAACATCGTTATCCGCAGAACCTGGACGAAGAGTGGACTCAAGAAGACGATCCGCCACAAACTGAAGTGCGGGAGGAACAATCAACTTCTGACCACGAACCGAAACTTTAAGTCCACGCTCATCGACAAAAGCTGCAATGTCAATAAGAGCATTCTCAAGGCTGGTCTCGTTCAAATCAGCATCTGTGCTGGGTTCGTTACTAAGAGAACCGTTATTCACAAGAGGATGGTCTGTAGCACAAAGCTCCTTACCATCACCACCTGCAAAAGTGCTATCAAAAGCGTTGTTCAACGTAGCTGCGCTTTTCACCTGCTTGGTGTTAGCCATACTACGAGCCAAAGCTTTTGTGTAGCGAGAAGCAAGACGGTCATAAAGATTATCTTCAATCGCTTCTTCCGTAATGGAGAAAGCAAGTGCAATAGTCTCATGTGTGTATCTTGCAGTGTACGCTTCTTGTGCATCATCAAAAGATACAGCGGAACCTTCACCCTTAACAGGTGCCGATCCAAAACCAGAAAGCATCACTTCTTCTTCAAAGGCTCTTTCTGAGGATTCTGTATCATAAATCTCAGATGACTCATCGTCATACCTAGCATACTCAAGGCCAAAAAGGGCGTTAAGACCAGGCTCTAGCTCTTTCGCTAGTTGGGCTCTACTAATAGCCATTTTTCATTCCTCCTATACGCCAGTAGTTGAAGGTGTACCCGCAGCAATGGACCCAACGGGTGCATTAAACGGGTTGTTCAACCTGACAATTGCGCCAATACCAGCAGCAGTAAAATCTTCGTTAGAATAATCTTCCAGCCAACCCATTAAACGTAGTGATAGGGTGTCGGTGGTGGCAAGAGTACTGACAGCCAAACGTCCTAGTGAAACACCAGTAGCATCAGTACCTGTTATACCTGTAGAAAGACTTGCGTTCAAAAACACGCTTGCACGAGCGTTTGCTTTGCTAGTCAAAGATGCATCGGTTGCAATAACGAACAACTGATTAGGGTCATCTACAATAAAAGCCTTCACTGGATGGTTGGAATCCGCGCCCGATCCAGGCCAGTGATTGCTAAAGGTTGGTCTTCCAGTGACACTAGAGACAAACTCACATCCTTGAAATACGCCCAGATGACTAACGGTTCCACCCGCTGCATTTGCAGTGTGGTCAATAAATCCCGAAGCTAGTGGGATGACAAGTTGACCGTGGTAGATACTGTCAGTGTTACCGTTTGCAATTTCATAGAAAGAGTAGCCCGATAGACCAGTGGAATTGGCTCCTCCACCCAACTTATTGAGCGGACGGAGGCCAAAGCTTCCGTTACTATTAGCCATTTATTTTCTCCTAGTCCTCATTTTGAGGACCTCCAAAAGTTACACGAGATTGCCTATCAGGATTATTGATAGGCATTGCCGGGTGTTGTTCACGAGCTAAATCGTTATCAACAGCGGCCATTTGATTGAGAGTCATGTTGCGAAAGTGAGCATCACGTTCCTCAACAATCTCCAGAGGAATTCTTGCAAGCAATAAGCCACCTACGCCTATAACACCAGCATGTTTACCATCTTCAACAGTAGGGGCCTCAAAGTCAGGATATTCATCACCACGTACCAGTTCCCATCCCTCTCGAGATCGTGCTGCTACGTTTTTACGGTCATCAAAACCCATTACTTCAGACCTGATCCATCGATGTTTGTAACCATCTGGAGCGGGTGGTGCGTCCAACATGGACGGGGGCTTCCAAGGTCCTTTGCGTACTTGCCTTGCACGGGTTTGGTTGGCTCTCGGCGTTCTCGTAGACTTTTGGCGAGTTGTGTTCTCATTAGTCATGATTAGTCCCTCACATATTTGGCGTATTCTTCAAGCGGTACATTTAACCTCTTTGCAATAGCAACTTGAGAAGGCGTTAATCGCACAGTTTTTCGTCCACTTCTATTGCGGGATGCGGAAGCTTCGGCTGACGCAACCTTACGGCTTCCCCCGGTACTTTTAGACCTAACGTCAAATTTATGTGGAAATTCGAGTTTTAGTCTGCTGTCAAGTTCAGCATAGTAGTCATCAGACTGAGGGTCAAACCCCTCTTCTTCAACAAGTCTCCTGTGAATACCAAAAGCACCATATGTCATAACTTCGTCTTGTCCAAACCAGTTATTAGTTTTTGCCCAAGCTTCTGCCTTTGGATCTGGTGGTGCGGGAGCAGGAGCAGGAGCAGGAGAAACAGCAGCAGCGGGAGCAGATTGAACTACTTCAGCTTCTTCAGGTTTTTCGGCCTTAATAGACCTTAAAGTTCCCTTTTCAACACTAAGGTTCGCCAAGGCTTCTTGAGCATCAACTATTTTATCGACATCCCCTACTTCATGAGCTTGCCTTAAAACATCTTTTGCTGAAGTGATCTGGTTTGTAACTCTGGATTCAAACTGTTCTTGATAACCCTTATCCAGAGAATCTATACGCTTTTTAAGATTTTCATTTTCCTTACGTACATTCTCAGCATACTCTACGGCAGATTGTTTCTGCCGTTCTTCCTCACGAAATCTCTTGGTTAGATTATTTATCCGGCCTTTTACACCAGAACTATATTCCTCAAGCTCATCATCAGAAGATTTTTCATCAGACACTTCAATATTTTCGTCTTTTGAATCTTCTGAAAGATCTACATCTACTGCTTCTTCTTCAGTATCTCCAATATCAATCTTAGTTTCTTCCGGCATGGTCTACCTCCATGATTAAATTCTTCTTTCTATATATGCTTGACATCATCTGGCTCCAAAAGTGTAGCAATAACCTCATCATCGTTAATGATGCGTACTTCTCCACCTTCAATTTTAAATCGAGCTCCGGCGTAACGGCCAATGCAAACCCAATCACCTTCAGAACACCAAGGTTGCCCATTTGGGCCAAATTTAGCGGTGTCTTGATATGCAAGAGGTCCAATCCTCAATACATACGCGACCACAGTAGCGAGTGCTTCCCTATCACGAATAGAATCAGGAATGTGTACTCCACCCTCCGTAGTAGCTTTGCCCATATAAGGCATAACAAGAAGTCTCCAGCCAGTAGGCTGGGGCAATCTTTCTTTAAGTTTTTTGGAAACCAAAGATGGATCTAGGACTTTTTCATTCTTGTTTACGTAAGGTGTGTTTAGTACTTTCTCTTTCTTCTTTTTTTGCGAATCCAGAATATGATCTGGAACGAGTAATGTTTTAGTCATTCTTCCTCCGTGGATTGCAGGAGATCTGTAATCTCCCGTTCTGCGAACTCTAATCCTCTTAGTTCTCCCGTCAACTGCCTAAAAGACTCCATGTCTTTAGGAGTGCCGTGAAGGATAGCGTCCTGGGTTAATTCTATGCGACCTCTTATAGCCTTTAATAAAGAATAAGCAAAGGTCGTTGGGTCAGCCATTAAAAAGACCCCTTAAAGTTCTTGCCCGCAATAGCTCCGCCCTTGGAATACTTAATAGGACCACGAGCTTCCTCCGTCATACCACCTTGCATGTAGCCGAGTTCGTCTACAGATCCGCCCATTTCAAACTTTTGAACACCTAATTGCTTTCTAGCTTTTTCTGATTGCTCTGGAGTGGATTTATTAATAACAATCATGGATTGTTCAACATCATAAGGACTTTCTTCTTCTTTAGAAGTAGTTATCCCCATAGCCTCAATGACGGCAGCATCAGAAACTTTTTCTTTAGACTCAGCCATCAGAAAGTTCCTTCTCCACCGTTGTCATTGTAAGTAAAACCCTTGACTTGAGCAGGAGGGGTTCCCTGAACACGAGCCATGCCGCCATCAGCCATGCCCATAACTTTGTCTACAGAAACACCTTCCATTTTAGCAACAGCTCCTGGGTTTTTCTCTCGAAGAGCCCTTTGGCCTTCATTTAAGCCACCCATTGCCATTTCCATATCATTCATCGTGTTTGCTTTTTTCATAAGATTCCTCGCTTTCCTCTTAGGAATATCCATTTGTTCAGACATCTGATTCATCATTTCTCTTTTAGCCATTAGAAAATCCTCACTTCCTTAATAACACCACCATGACCACGTTTAACAGCTTTAACTCTTCTGGGCTTGCCAGCAGGTTGCCCTAAACGTTTTTTCTGAGAAATCCTAGACCTCTTCTCAGACGAGGTTAATTCTTTTGACGTTTTAGGGGTCTTCTTAGACACACGCTTGCTAGGTCTGCAATAAGGTGTGCCTCTTTTCTCACCCTTTTTCCTACCACAAGCCTTGCCAGTTCTTACGTCAACCCACTTCTCTTTAAACCAGCGTTTAAGATCAGATCCCTTTTTTGTCTTACGAACAGCCATTAGAACATCTTAGCCTTACGACCTTGATATCCACGCATAACTGCTCCACCTATAGCACGTTTTGTCTTGCTCGGACTGTTACCCCAGTTCTTTGCACCAACTTTACGACACTTTGCAATCGCTCCAGACGCATACGCAGACGGAAACACCTTGTATCGGGATTTTACTTTACTATAACAAGCGTCTTTCTTAGACTTGGTTTTAGACATTAACCATTTCCTTTTTTATTTCTTTTAGAAACAATAGATCTAAGTGATTTGGCTTGTTTAGAATGTAGCTTAGAAGCTTTTTTAAGACCTTTAATAACTTTATTAACTTTTTTCTTAACTTTTTTAGAAACCATAATTAGCACCTCCACCTTCTACGAGCTTGCCTAATACGACTATTAGGATCATTCTTCGTTTTAGCAGAACTCTTCTTCAACTGACCCAAGGATCTAGCGCAATAGCTCTTTCTACGTTTAGCTGCAGCACTTCCCTTTTTAACTTTGCCAGTGACGGCTGTTTTTAGTTTAGACCCTGGATTAGCTTTTCGATAGGCTTTAACACCCTTCTCCGTCATACCGGCACCACTTTTGGTAGAGCGGTAGTTTGCACCCTTACCTCTGGTTGTACGTTTGATCGGTTTGGAAGGTTTTCTAGCCATAAAGCATTACTTTTTATCACTATATAAGTTATCAAATGTTACTGACGGATCCATATAACTTCCATCTGACTCTGCGCTATGTGTCCACTGGCTTGGTTTAAAGTCTGGAGCACCTTTACCTGTCTCCCACAAAGCAGGACTTGTTGTTCTAACACGATTATTAGGCAACGCCACTATGTTCCCTGTCCATGCCCCAGCATCTGTAAGCTCAATAACATGACTTTGTTTATGTTGAGCTGGATCATCTGCAATTCGTGAATCCGTATAATCAACAGTAAACATATACTTTCCTGTATAAAAATCCCCATCAATCTTACAAAGCCACGGGCTTGAGCTTGTTCTGTCATATCCTGTCACAGAATGATCTCTAGAGCTACAATCCCAAGGCTGTACAAGATGAGTCAGCATCCTATCCGGCCAATCTCCTAAAGGCGTATCCGCAACAAGAGCCGTAATAGGCATCCTTGCCCACATAGCACCTCCATGGATATTTTCGTCATCTGTATCATCGCTTTCACAACCCGTGAAAATAACTTGAAAACTTAAACAACGATCTGGAATTGTAGTGACTGCAATCGCCATAGCGTGAAGATATTCTCCTCGATACCGCTCATGATTATTAGTAAATTCTCTACGCACCCAGCAATGAAAATGCGGGATGTTGCTTTGTAAATATGACATTAAAAGTGCCTTACACCACCTTTAGCAAAACCCTTCTTATTCACACCACCTTTAGCAAAACCCTTCTTCTTCACACCGCCTTTGGCATACCCCTTCTTCATCACACCGCCACCCATCATCTTACGAGTTCCGCCTTTTTTCTTCATAGCCATAATATAAACTCCTTAATTTTACTCAGTTACAGTTTGTTGATATTTAGTAATAACGTCTTGTTCGTAATCATCAAAGTCACTAATCACTGTACCATTGAACCTTCGAGGCATGGACACGTCATCTAAAGTATTTGTTTTATCCTTCTTGAGATAATTACTATACTCTTTGGAAAACACCCAAGTTGTGTGATGTATTTTAAACACTTTTCTTTTCCTCCCAGTTTATTTTTTTTACGTGCCAACTTTTTTCATCGCTTGCTTATGGGCTGCAGTAAAGGTACGGCCCTTTCTCATGGCTTTTCTCATCTCACTCATATGTTTCGAAGTGTGATGAACTGCGTGTTTTTTCAAAGTCTCTTTCTGTTGAACGGTTAGTTTGCTTGTGTCTTTCTTCTTCTTTTTTCCACCCGTCAACTGTTTAGGTGTCTGTGCTCGAGATATAGCCACAACTAATTTCCCTGTTTTGTCTGTTGCTCAATACGATCTCTGTTAACCTCGGCTCGTAAAAGGGCAATGTCTTCCTGAGAATCAATCTTCTCTCGAACAAGCTCATTACGATCCTGTAGCTTCTCTTCTTCAAAGTTTTGCTTAACTGCAAACTCTTGAGACTTACGCTGAACATCTGAGGCCTTTATGTCAAGTTCCTTAGACCGAAGCTCTACAAGAGGATCGACCTCACCTTCTGGCGGAGGCATCAAGGCAGACATGACTTCCTCTGTGTATTGAGCGATAAGTTCTGCAACTTTTGATTCTACATCAACTTGAGGAGGTTGCTGTCCCGTTTGCATTGATTGTTCCATAGAGGAACGCATTTCCGCATCAACTACACCACGAGCTTTAAAGGCAATGTGTTCACACAAGTGAGCCTGAAGTAGCGCAAACACGGGAGGAGAAGACGCTGGTATAGGTGTTTTCATAAAGATTATGTGAGTTGCCATATGAGCATCATGATCCTGTGTTGGGAAAGCTTGTAGCGTTTCCTGTATAATGGATTTGGCATTCTCAATAGCCGGATCAGTAGGTTGTGCCTGTTGAGGAGCTGGCAACAAAGCCTCAATGTTATGAACACCTATAGCTTCATAGATACGACGATAAGCCTCATACAAGTTGTGCATCTGAGGATTACTTTGGGCTAATTGAAGCTGAGTTTGAGCCAAGGCTAAACGCTGAGACATTGAGAAGATATTAGGATCCGATACTGGGATCACATCTACTCTTTCATCAAAATCCGTCTGTTTAATCGTAGCCTCTCCTCCGTACACATTATACGGATACATAGGCGGAAGAGATTCTGCAAACACACGACTTAACATCTTAAATTCTTGCTTCTGTGCGTAATGCAATCTCTTGTGGATAGCAGACATAACCTTTGATCCACGCTCCAACAAGGCCACGGTGGTTCCTACTGCAGCCTGTTGATTTCCATCTCCCACTTGCAAATCTGCAATCGCTGCGAACCTTCGTCCAGCGTCAACAACAAAACCCAAGAGAGCCATCAAAGTCTGACTCGGTTCCTTATACGGAAGGGGCAGAATGCTGTCTCGTAAAGCACCACCGGGAACATCAATATCGCGAAACTCACCAGGAGAAAGAGGCTCATCAGCGTCACGGATGCGAATGCCACGAGCCTTAAAACCAGCGGGAAGATTAGCAAGTGTTCCAGCATCTATAAGTTGCCTCATAATAGAGGTTGCAGAACGACCTAAACCACCAATCATATGGAGAAGACCAAAACCATAGAAGCCTAAACCTGGTAGGAACTTGTAGTGGGAGAAGTACTGAACCTTACGGTAATATTCATCACCTTCACGCCAGTTGCGGCGAACCGAAAGAACTTTTGAGCTTCCTTCGTCTATTGTGACTATGTATGGAAGTTTAATTCCTGTCTGCTCACCGTCAATAGGGCTTACGTGTTCAAAGCCCGGTAAATCTAAGTCGGTGTGAACTTCGAGAATGGTGCAATCTTGATCATCAGCACCTGTCTTCTCAACACCCATCAAGCTACGCTCTTTTTCCCTAACTTCATCTCCATCATCATAAGGAGAAAGTTCTATGTCTCTATAAAAACCAGCCGCTTGAAACTTACGAACATCATTAGTGTTCATACGGATCAAGTGAGTAATTCGAGAAGCAGAATTTAAATCGGTAGCGTTATAAGGAACATAAAGATCATCAGCCGGAACAAATCTGGAAACCGCTCGATCAAGAATATCATCAAAGTAGACTTTCTTAAACGCACTTCCAGCTAACGGTAAGTAAAACAACAAACGATCCATCTCAGGATCATACTCATCCATAACATTGGTTATCTGGTAGTTCATAAACTCTTGAACGCGACGAGATTGGGCTTCCACCTCAGGAGTTGCTGCACCAACAACCTGAGTTCGGACAGGTCCAGAACTAGGAAGAAGCTCTTTGTAAGCCTGTGCTTGAAACTGTGTTACCGCTTCAGCAATAAGAGGGTGAGTTACACCACTTGATCCTCGAAAAGGCTCTTCACGTTGTTCGTAGCGAATACCTAAAAGTTCCAAGCCCTCAGTGTAGGCATCTTCCCACTCCTGACGACCACTTTTATCGTCCTCGTAGTAACTAACAAGCTCTGAGGAAATATCCATTAGATCCCGCTCATCCATAACCTCGGCCAAGTTAGCATCTTGTTCAGCTTGAAGTTCCTCTGATACAATCTTCTCAAAATTAAGAACTACGGAACCATCTTCCTCTTCGATAATTTCGGTTGGATCTTCATTTTCCTCAACTTCAATCTCCTCAATGTCAATTTCTTCGTCTGTACCACCTAAAGGCATTCCTTGAGAAGGCATTGAGGGTTCAATTAGAGAAACAGGTTCCTTCGCCATTACTTACTCACTTTCTTATATTTTTCAAAAGATCTGAGTCCGCCCAATCCGAGCATTCCCATTAAAACAGGCATCATTTCGCTCATGTCCAAGGCCGGTAAATCAACAAGGTGACCCGTCTGTGCCAATATAAATTGTGCTATTGGCATCACAACGTAGGTCCACGTCATTGCAATTCCCATGGACCAGCCGATAAATGGACGCCACCCGGCTACGAAAATAGAACGATGAGCCGCTTCAGTCTTGTTTATGTCTAGTTGAGCTAAATCTATTTTTGCCAAGTGCATTGTAAGTTGAGCTTCTATGTCACGCTCTGCAGCGGCTCTTTTTTCCTTATCTTCGGGTAGGAACCGTCCAGCTACTTCCATAACGCTAGGTAAAACAGCACTTAATAAGCCTATCATATCATCTAGTCCCCCAAATTTTCCGCCAAAGGTAATCATCAAGGTTAGCAATAAAACTAGCAAACTTACGGGCAACTATTGTTTTCCAGAACATTTTATTATTCCTGTCTAGGATGTTTAGAATTGTGCATGTGGACAAGATGCTCGGTCAGTGCTTTCAATACTTTAAGCTCTGCTTGTATAGTAGCCGTCTCACGATTGCGACTTTCTAATGCTGAAACGGAATTAATTTCTTTGAGTACGTCTATCTGACTACTAAACACGGCCCTCTGACTCTCAGCATCGTCCAAGCGAGAATCAAAGTTACTCTTGTATTTGTCAAAGTTCTTGTGAAAGAGCTCTAAGTCTTCCATCACCCTGGTTAAATTAGATTTTACCACGGCGTATCCGCCAGCAATGGTTGCTAAAAGTATGACACCTTGAATAGCGTGTGAACTCGTCAGCTCCATGTTAGGTCTCCGTCTTAATTGATCGTATGTAATCTAGCACATACCCCAAAGCACTTGGAAAGTCTCTCTCTACTCTTCTTTCAACTTCTTCAATAGATGCAGCTTGAAACTCAAAGTAATTTACTTCTTCAAAAGCATTTGAGATTCCAAAGTTATTATTCCAATCATCACCGCCCCTAATTGTGTCCCTTACGCGCTTGTTGTACACCCCAATTTCGTAAAGCACCTAACAAGCTCCGTCTACACAACGGTTAATCCAAATAATATAACCTGCGCCACCTGCTAGGGCAATGATAGCGAGTAGTTTTCCAAACTCACCCATCCAGTACGTAACTCGATCCCAGAATTCTTTATCTGCTTGTTGTTTCTCTTTTAGAGCCTTAGCTGCTTTAACCTTGTTTTCCTCAGCAACTTTTAAACGCCGTGTGCGTTCTTCTTTAATCGCTGCCCATGTCCCAAAGCCAAACTTATCATCAATATCTATCTCTAGATTACGCATTCTAGCTTGATTGTTACGATCTTCAATGACATCAGTAACAACTGACTTTATACTGGTGTCGCCTTCAGCTTTCTTTGCTGCCTTTGCAGCTTTTTCTGTGTGACTGAAGAGTTGCTCTATTGAGGCAGCAATATCTTTTATATCAGTGGCCGTCTCCAATAGCTTCTTTGCGCCCGCAATGGCAAGGCCAATTGTGATTGGGTCCATATACTCACCTACTTCTTGCTCTGCACAAGACGCATCAGAAACCTTTGCGACTTCCAAAGAACACGCTCAATAAAAAATATAAAGTTTTTCACATGTTTCCAACACGTCGCAACAACGTCCTTTGCAAAATTAACTATACCAACCATTAAGCATAACCCCTAATAATATTGCTTAGAATGTGGGAGAAACGTAGAGTCGTCCTCTTCTTCGTCACTGTCAAGACGAAGAAAACCCCCTTTACGATATCTAATAAGTGCCATGGACATGCTGTCACAGAAGTCATCATGCTCTCCATTCGGAAACGCCGCACACTCATCTATAACCTCTTCCGAAAATTTCTTTTCAGGAGCCCACACTATTCCTGACTCGAATATGGGTGCAACCATGTGCATCCTCGTATGCTTGTCCCTTCCACGGGAGGGAGTGTAATTCACAACAGGTATACCCATCGTTCTCAACTCGTCCGTGAGCGGTGTTCCACTGGCCTTGGCCTCGATCAACACCATGTCAGGCTCCCAGTACTGATACTCCTCCAACGCTTTAGCCTTCAACTCCGGGAAATCCCAGCGGCCACGCTTCGCATCCATGAGAATCAAGTTATCTGGACCACCCTCCTTGGGCTGAAACACACCCCACGTTGTAATGGCCGAGTAATCAGCCGTCTCCTTCTTACTAAACGCAGTGTCATAACTCTGCATGATGTAACTAA